GCAGTTGACCCCGTGATGTGGCTTGTTACAGCTTCAGTGTATAAGGTACGACTCCAGTTGTCGGCAGTGCGGCGGGCTTGATGCCGAGCAACGCAGTACCGTACAACCAGTACAATCCATAAAACGGCCGGAGGAACTAGGAGGAGGCATGCTATAGCCGCCCTCCCGTCATCGTCCACCGGCATCTGGAAGTCAAAAACCAACACCAAAACAAACCACAAAACGAACACTATAAGATAAATGACCAAGGTGATCCACGTCGTGGCTTTCACTGGAGTCATGTTATGTAATAGTGCGTGCAATTTCCACAGATTAGAATACCGGTTGACTATGGTAGCTTGAGTGTCCACTTCATTGTGGACGTTGATGTTGAACGCAAGTGCCGAGCCAATTGTTATAGCATCGAGGCGGGCACCGGCAGGAAGTCGTGATTTCTTCATCACAGCCTTCATTTTGTAAACAACATCGGCCATGAGAGCAGGGTCGCGAACTTTGCGCGCGATATCCCCAGCAATTTCCTCAATGGCCCCCCTGGGCATGTAGACCCGACCATTGGATGTGTGCGTCCAAAGGTCTCCGTACCGCCCATACACATGATCAACTTGTACTTCCACTCTATCATTGGCCGAAAGGGCTTGTCGCGTAATAGCGTCAAAGCCCGGGATGTGTATCACACCCATATGCGTGTGGTCGACCACAGCAGCCCGCCAGTCAACTGGGGGGTCGCTTGTAGCTGGTCGATCAGCCACCCGCACACGCCATAGATAAGTGTCACCCATCTTGGTGATAATCTCTACGTCAAGAACCGCGTCGCCATGACGGGCTTCCTTGCCATCCCAAGGCAATGGGGGATGGCGGTACTCGTGGTGATTGCCCACCACCTTCGTAATAACCCAGTCGTCAACAGACGAGAGGTCAAAACGGTATCCGCCTTCGCCGTGGGCAAAGGCGCCATACGCTTCCTCAAAGAGGTGGCCAACTACATAAGCCTCTTGAGCAACACTGGAACGTATGTGTTTCACTAATTCCTCTACCGAAAAGTAGTAGGCCGAGTGAACAAACAATAATACTCCGGGGGTCACACATTGACACGTCTGTAGAGTGTGCTTACAGACTGTATTCCCGTTTCTTATCGCGCTGTTCAGTCGCTCCGCGTCGCCAGGTTGCAAGTAAGGGCATAGACAGTGGATCTTTGACTTGGCATGGCGTCTGGCCCCTGAGCCGACGTCCACCACTTGGATCGCACGTCCGTGCATCTTACGGATCTCTGACAAAGCGCGTATTTCACACATGTTCCTCTGAACGGCCAAATGGGGATGGAGATGGTACTCAAGCGAGGACGCTCGAATAGGAATTAACCCATACTCCTTGGTCATTTGTGTGGCGACTTCATCCGAAAAATTCATACCCACTGGAATCTTTCGGAGCCCCGGACTGGTACAATCCGAGGTCGTGTTCGACTTTCGACTAGCGGCCGAACTTGATGAACTGGAAACATGAGATTGACTCTCAATGTCACTCAGATCATCGTTGTCCAGCAGTAACTCGCGTCCTGCTGTGGCTCTTTCGCGGCGTGTTCTCATTTTATATGAGGCGGTGAAATCAGAGGCTTATATTGCTCAAAAA